AGCACGTGTTATACGCTGGCACGGTAAATTCAGCAGAAACTTAAATTGAAACAAAATTTTTATTAAAATGAGCGAGGGCAAAAAAGAAATATTATTAGGTGATTGTTTGGAACTTATGAAAGATATACCAAACGGAAGTATTGATATGATACTTTGTGATTTACCATACGGAATAACTGCTTGTAAATGGGATACAATTATACCATTTGACAAACTATGGGAACAATACGAAAGGATTATAAAGCCAAATGGAGCAATAGTATTGACTGCTTCACAGCCATTTACAAGTGCTTTGGTTATGAGTAATCCTGATTGGTTCAAGTATGATTGGACTTGGGAGAAAAGCCACCCAACTGGTTTTGCATTATGTAAAAAACGCCCCTTGAAATACAAAGAAGATATATTAGTTTTTTCAAAATCTCAAACAATCTATAATCCTCAAATGTGGGAGGGTAAACCAAATCACGGAGATAATAAATATTTAAAAGGTTTAACAAATAACGCTCAATCACAACCAAATTTAAAGGCTGTAAAAGCAAAAAAAGACGGAATTAAATACCCCAAAGATATAATAAAAATTAATAGCCATAACAGAGCCGACTTATTACACCCCACTCAAAAACCAGTAGCATTATTTGAGTATCTAATTAAGACCTACACTAATGAAGGCGATTTGGTTTTAGACAATTGTGCTGGAAGCGGAACAACGGCAATAGCTTGTTTAAATACGAACCGCCAATTTATAGTAATGGAAAAAGAACAAAAGTATTACGATATTATTTTAAAGAGGGTGGGAGATTTTAATAAAAAATTTGAACAGCAAACTCTCTTTGGAAACGAAATGTAGTGCTTGCGTATAACGTCAAAGGGCTTTGCGTTCGGGCGGAATTAGAAACACAAAATTTGAATTACAGATGAAGTTAAATAGAAATACAGAAGTTGAAAGTTTGCACGTCAGTCCGCCTGACGCAAAACCCGTGTTATACGCTGGGGCGGTTGAAAAGGCGAAGATTTCAATTTATAACGAGGACTGTTTGCAAGCATTAAAGGCAATGGCAGACAAACAATTTGATTTAGCAATAGTTGACCCGCCTTATGGTATTGGAGCAAGTAGTAAAAATTTTATTAGGCAAGGAAAGCAAACAGGCAAAAGTTTGGCTGTAAGTGGCACTAAATACACCGCAAAGGATTGGGATAATTGTGTGCCTGATAAAATTTACTTTGATGAGTTAAGGCGGGTTTCAAAAAATCAAATTGTGTGGGGTGGCAATTATTTTGCTTCATTATTACCCAATAGCAGTTGTTGGCTAATATGGGATAAGGTAACAGGCGATAATTTATATGCTGATGCCGAACTTGCTTGGACTTCATTTGACAAAGCAGTAAGAAAATTTACTTGGATGTGGAAAGGTATGTTCCAACAAAATATGGCAAATAAGGAAGATAGAATACACCCGACACAAAAGCCTGTTGCCTTATACAAATGGATACTTGAAAACTATGCAGAAAAGGGAAGCAAAATCCTTGATACCCATTTAGGAAGTGGGAGCATTGCCATTGCCTGTTGGGATATGGGATATGACTTAACAGCTTATGAAGTTGATAAGGAGTATTACGATAATGCTTGCAAACGATTAGAAACGCATAAGGCTCAATTAACGCTATGGTAGCCCTTGCGTATAACACCTTAACTGGTTCTATGAATATGGGGGGGACGGCAAAAATTGAAACACTAGAGATATTCAATTGCGAAAAAATGTATAACTTTGTCGCAGAACAATACGAATACTTAAAACAGCATTTTAGAATTAAATCAAGATACTACGATTAAATGAGCAAACCACGTATCAATAAAATAAAAGCAAAAAAGATAATCCTATCCAAAATGGAAGAGGGGTTAACATTCAATGATACGTATGCAGCGATATGCAGAAATATGCAGTTGTCGGAAAGAGCCTTTGCAAACTATTGGAAAGAATGCCAACAAGAGTATAAGGAGCGTCAAAATAGGCTCGAAAAAGAGAAAGACGACGTAAGGGTCGAGATGGAAAAAGAAGCCGTTAAATACGATATATTGAGCCGTTTTGAAAGGATGGAGATTGCCACTAAGATAGCAAGGAACAACCCAAAGCGGATACCAACCAAGTTGGATGCAAACGGCAATCCAATTGAGTACTCACTGGTTTACAATTCAGCAGCCGAGGTGGTCAGGGCATTGGATTACCTGAGCAAGATAGATGGCGATTACGCTCCAGAGAAGCAGGAATTAGAGCACAAATACTCAAAAGATACTATTCAACACATCAGGGATGCACTCGGTATCGGAGATAGAAAACGGGTTTAGCCGAAGCGAAAAGCAGTTAGAGGCGTGGGCGTGTTTCCTTTCGGAAAATGCTAAGTTCATAGGCTATGGTGGGGCAGGTGGTGGTGGAAAATCCTATTTAGGCTGTGATATATTCTCCACGATGTGTGTAACACATCCTGAAACAAAATGGTTTTTCGGGCGAAATACCCTGATGGAAGTGCGGGATTCAATGGTACACACGTGGCGAAAGGTATGCAAGGCCAAGGGTATTGATGGCTGGCGGGTAAACGATAGGGGAATATTCTTTGATAATGGCTCCATCATTGATTTTTTGGAGTTGCAATACTATCCACGCAAAGACCCTATGTTTGAGGCATTGGGTTCAAAAGAATATACAGGTGGCTGGATTGAAGAAGCCGGCAACGTTCACCCGTTGGCATTCGAGGTGCTAAAATCAAAAGTAGGTAGATGGCACAACGAGGAGATAGGGCTGGCGGGTAAAATACTGGTAACGTTCAACCCAAAGAAGAATTGGCTATACCACACGTTTTACAAGCCATACAGGGATAATAACCAAGCCGAAGATACAAGATTTATTCCCGCTCTATATTCAGATAACCCGTGGCTGCCGAAAGAGTATATCGAAAATCTAAAAAACATCAAGGATAAAAGCACAAAGGAAAGGTTACTAAACGGCAATTTCGATTATGACGACGACCCAACCGCACTAATCCCGTATGAAAAAATAGCAGCAATATGGAGCAATACACACATAAATCGAGATTATGCCAATAGGTACATAACGGCTGATATAGCGAGGTACGGTTCTGATAAGGCTATTATCATGGTTTGGTATGGCTTCGTAATAGTGGATGTGAAAGTTTACGATATTAGCAGCACGGTACAGATTCAGAATACCATCAACACCATGCGCAGCAAGCACGGGATACCGGCACGAAACTGCATTGCCGATGAGGATGGTATCGGTGGAGGGGTAGTGGATAACTGTGGAATCAATGGATTTCTAAATAACGGGAGGCCATTCGATAGTGCTTACTACAACCTGAAATGTGAGTGTGCATACCATTTGGCCGATACCATCGGGAGTATCTATTTTGAGTACCAAGTGGCTGAGGATGAACGGCAGTACATCGAGGAGGAGCTGGGGCAAATCAAAACCTATCAAGCGGATAACGACACGAAATTAAGGATACTCCCGAAGGATAAGGTGAAAGAGAATATAGGGCATTCACCAGATTGGGCGGATAACTTCATTATGAGGATGTGGTTTGAGTTGGGCTATTCCGAATATGACCCCGATTTCGTAAGGCGGGTGGAAATGTTAATATAATGTTGAAAAGTTTATTTAAATTAAATAAAAATAGTTTATCTTTGTAGCAACCAAAAAAAATACTACTATGGCACGTTTCAATGTAGGTGAAAAGGTAAGGGTGAAAGCCACGGGCGAGGAGCTGATTGTGGCTGTATCCATATCCACGTTTGAGGGTGGAACGAATAAAATTATTTATGAACTTTCCGATGGCAAGCGTGATGTTTGGGGGACATACATATCCAATGGAGTTCATTACAACGAAGCGGATATAGTGGCTGTGGATGCAAGGCGGGATGTGAAGCTAAAACTTGTTGATGAGCTTTCGAGGCTCACTCACGAACGGGTGGCTCCGTACCTTGCAGAGAGTGAAACCCTGCTCAAGAAGGAGATTAACCGAGAACTGGTAAGGCAGGGGATGTTGCCGAAATATCCTGAACAGGAGGTTGAGCAGCAGATTAAGGCAACCGAAACACCAAAGGAAGTAAGGAAACCCGCAGGGAGAAAACCCGTAAAAAGGGCAAAGAAATAACCATCCCGAAAATGGGAGTGGCGGAAAAACTGCCATCGTTAAAATAAAGTAACATGACGATAGAGCAGCTACAGGAAATAATCAACAAACCGAACACGAATGAGGCCGTTTACCTATTAACGCAGAGCGATCTCAACCTTCCATCATGGGCTAACGATTTAGAGCCTCAGTATAACGAGATGAAGCACGCCATCATGGTTGATGCACTTCGTTATCCTGTAAAGATGCAGAATGGCGTTGACCAAATAAGAAGGATACCGTTAGCCAAGCAAAAGGAGGCCGTTAATAAAATGGCACAATCGCTATTCTATACTGACGTAGTGCGAAAGTACGATATTGAGAACGATGATGAACAGGCGGAAGAAGCAAAAGAGGCATTAGAGATAAATTACAAGGTGCTTAATGCTGTGGATAGCCTGAACATGGAGAGAGGAAAGGAACTCTTCAAATCGTGCCAAGTGGCCACCGTTTGGCGTTTGGAAAAGAAACGAACAACGATAAAAGGCAAAACATCGGAGTTTGCATTAACTCACAACCTCTATTCCCCGGCGTTAGGGTACAAATTGTACCCTTATTTCAGCGATGAGAAACGGTTGTTAGGATTGAGCATTGGCTGGACGGATGCAAGGGATGCCACCATGAAGTTAATCACCTACGTTGTGGGTGCCGTGATTACCTATGAGAATACGGGTGGCGGGTGGAAGCAGTTAGATATTGAGCAGAACGATTTAGATGTATTGCCTGTTATCTACACATGGATTGATGAGCCTGTTTGGGGCGGCAAAGGCGGAACGGCACTGGTGGAGATAATGGAGGATATTCTCTCCAAGCAGATGATGTACATTGATAAAAACACCGTACCTACATATGTTATCTATAAAGGCGAAGGTGGCCGAGTGAGCAAGGTGGAGGAGAAACCCGATGATGCTAGGAGGGTGATCGTTGTC